TACGACGTTTCTTAGGTACTACTACCTGAACATCGTACACTGGATCACCACCGAAAGGGGCGTGAGGTGTATCGAGGAAAGCGTAGTTCAAAGTTACGTCGCGGATGATAGATGTTTTGATTGTGTTTGTCATAATAAATCTCCATTAGTTTATGACTATGAGGATCTGCCTCGTCAGTGCAGAGAGATCATTCTCTACAGACGCCCTAAGGCGTTTCGGCTTGGTTAATCCCAATGTGCTATCGTGATTATCGCAATCGTTCCAGCGATGAAGAATCCGAATGGGGCGAAAAGTAAGGGGTGAGTTAAGATAAATTCTAACATAGTAGTTCTCCTTTCAAGAGAGTCCAAGCGAGCAAGTCGCAACAAAGAAGTAAGGGGGGTTCGAAATCAGAATAGGGTACTTAAAATAACATCTATACTTTCTTAGTCTCTCTTAAAGCTACCCCCCTAAGTTTTCTACGATTTCGCCTAGAATTCTATAAGTCCCTATAAGAAACTTTTATTAAAAGGAGAGGCCCATGCCTAGAATTGATCATAACGCTCGTCGCCGCGCTAGGCACGGAAACCTTCGCACTAACGGTGCGACCCCCCGAACTACTAGAGAAGTACAAACTGGTCGCGAAAAAGATAAAATTAGTTTTAAAGGTCACGCGCTAATAAAGAAAAAAGAATCTCCAACGGACTCAATGCGAGCTCGCAGTGTAGGTCGGGTAGTACTTGCTGGTCCTAAAGAACCAAGGAAGCCTACTACTACTAAGACCCCAGAGAAAACTATGAAAGTAGGGAAGCCAGGTTATAACCGTAAAACTGTAGAAGTTAAAGATAAAGCCCCACAAGCTAAACGTAAACGTCGGGGACCTCCAGGGAAACGTCGGTAATGCCCCTAAGTATTTCGTACGTAGAAGTATTAATACTAATTGGAGTTTGGCTTAATACCTTTATAAACATCTACAAATTTTTTAAGGAAGATTAAAATGGCTAAATCTAAACGGAGGAAGACCTAATGGCAAACCTTATAATAAAAGTAACAAACTCAGGCGCTACGGATATTGACGAAGCAGCTGCTGGTACTTCTACTTTTTACGGATTAGACTCTGGTTCACACTTTCATACAAGCATTGCTGATCCAACTACAATTATAGAATTTGACGTTCATAAAAGCGGCGGTTCAATTTTTACTTATGTTGGTACGGCTACTTTAAAAATCGAACTAGGTTACATTGGGGCTCGCGGAGTATTTGATGTAATCCTTAGTAGTTAAGGATTAATATAATGAAGAACAAGAGGACACTTGAGCTTCTTAAAGAGAAAGCTAAACGGGACGCCCTCAAGGTGTACGAAGGGGACTTCGAAAAATTTTCTGCGGATAACATTAAAATCCTCACCAAAGATTCCTCCCAAGGTTTTGTCCCCTTCCTCTTTAACGAACCCCAACGGGTAATCAATGAAGCCATTGATAAACAAATAGAGGAAACTGGTCGCGTACGCGTCATCATCCTCAAAGCGCGGCAGCAAGGCATATCTACCTATTGCGCTGCGCGGGTATTCTGGAAGACTTACTTTACAGACTATTCCAAGTCGGTAGTGATGGCTCACGACAGTGCTACTTCGGATGCACTATTTAGTATGAGTCGAAACATTATTGATAATATGCCCCCCGACTTAAAACCTACTCTCCAAAAGTCTAACGCTAAAGAAATCTTATTTGAAGAGAATAAAAGCGGTTACCGTCTATACACTGCTGGTTCGCCAGAAGCTGGACGAGGAACTACCCCTACCATTGCCCACCTTTCCGAGGTTGGTTTCTGGACTCACGACGAGAAAATTCTTGCGGGACTCTTTCAAGGGATCTCCCAAGCTGAAGGTACTGAGGTAATCTTAGAATCAACGGCTAACGGGGCTTCAGGAGAATTCTGGCGTCTCTTCCAAGGAGCGGCTAACGGGGAGAATGAGTATCTCGCAGTTTTCATTCCTTGGTTTGCAACTGAGGAATATCGACGCGACGCCCCTTCGGGGTTTGAGAGAACCGTAGAAGAAGATGAATTAGCTGAGAAGTACGATTTAGATGATGAACAATTATATTGGCGTCGCCTAAAGATTGCGGAAGGCGGTGAGAATAAGTTTCGGCAGGAGTACCCAGCTACGGCTGAGGAAGCATTTATTGTTTCGGGTAACACAGTATTCAACCAAGAGAAACTTAATGATCTCATAGCTACAGAAGCTGAAGCATTCAGAGAATTCAATCCGATGACGGGCGAATTTGTAGAAGCTAAAGAAGGCTCCCTAGAAATCTGGCAGTACCCTCAATTCGATGTACCCTTCATTATTGCAGCTGACGTAGCCCAAGGTGTAGGGAAAGATTATTCTTGCGCAGTAGTTATGAACTCCAATAGGGAAGTTGTAGCTATGTACCGAAATAACAGAGTAGACCCCACTGAATTTGGGGAGATTCTTTTTTATTTAGGTCGCTACTTCAATAATGCTTTACTATGTGTCGAATCGAATAGTATTGGTTTAGCTACGCTATTAAGGCTAGACCAAATGAGATATGTCAACTTATACTACCAAGCTAGGATAGCTGATCTTTCTTCTGCGGAAGGTATTCGACCTGGATTCAAAACTACTATGTCAAGCAAACCGCAGATTATTGGCTTACTCCAAAATGCGGTGAACGAAGATGATATACGTATTCCTTCAAAAACAATTATTAAGGAACTCAAAACTTATATATCCAGAGATTCTGGAAAGATGGAAGCCATGGCTGGTTGTAACGATGATACTGTTATGGCTTGCGCTATGGGTTTAGAAGTTTTGAGGACCCACGGAAACAAACTTACAAACGATAGAGTGTCATGGAGAGACCGCATAGGCGGTGCTATTATAAATGACGATACCAACTGGTTATAGGAGATATGAAATGAAAGGAAAACATCCAGTTTCAGACAAATCATTATCAAACCTTAACCCGATTACCTCCCCAGAAATGGCTGAAGAATATCGTAAGAAAGGTTTAGAAACTCGTATGCGTAATAAAGCTATTCGCGAAGAGATTAAAGAGAAAATGGAACAACTAGCGAAGGTCATTAAGGAAGATGAGAATTCATTCTCAGCCCTAGATGTCCTCCGTTATAATATGTACGAAGCACTTGAAGAAGGTGATAAGAGCGAAGCTACCCGTATTGCAGCTATCATAGCAGAATACGAAGCACCCAAACTACAACGTCAAGAAGTTAATCAGACTATCAGTACATCTGATTTGTCGGACGAAGAGTTGGAAGTAGAAATCGCAAAGCTTACCTTAGTAAAGTAATTCGTACGCATAGAAGAGGACACTATGTATACGATATACACAAAAGACACATGCGGCTACTGTGAGAAGGCCGAGAAGTTACTCCAAGATAATTATCTTGAGTATGAGCTTATCGATGTGAACTCAGACCCCGAAACTCTAAAAATGTTTAAGAGTCGGAAATGGTCTACTGTTCCCCAAATTATGAAAGGGAACTTGCACATCGGTGGGTACGAACAACTCAAGACACACTTATCTAATAAATATTACAAATCAGTTTACTCGGAGTAACTACTAATGGACACATATCAAAAATTTATTCACCTCTCACGTTACGCTCGTTGGGATGAAGAAACACAAAAACGAGAGAGTTGGGAAGAAACGGTTACGCGCTACTTAAATTATTGGGGCGACCGTTTGAGCCAAGAAGATTACTCCGAACTTTACAAAGCGATTCACTCAATGGAAGTAATGCCTTCTATGCGTTGTCTTTGGAGTGCTGGCGAAGCCCTCCAGAAGAATAACGTAGCAGGCTTTAACTGCTCATTTCTAGCTGTAGATTCCCCACGAGCCTTCGATGAAGCACTTTATATTCTAGCCAGCGGTACTGGTGTAGGCTTTAGTGTCGAAGCTAAGTTTGTGTCTAAGTTACCTATCGTAAACGATACTTTCACTCAAACCGAACGGGAGATTGTAGTTGGCGACTCTAAAGAAGGCTGGGCAAAAGCCATCCGAAAACAAATTGCCGACCTATATCTTGGTCAAGTACACCAGTGGGACTACTCAAAGGTACGACCCGCAGGAGCTCGGCTTAAGACGATGGGAGGACGGGCCAGCGGTCCTGAGCCTCTTATGGACCTCATGGGTTTCATCGATAGAACTTTTAAAGGAGCCTCTGGACGAAAGCTAAATCCGATTGAATGCCATGACATCATGTGCAAGATTGGTGAGATTATTGTCGTTGGCGGTGTACGCCGGAGCGCTATGATTTCGCTTTCAGACCTTGGAGACCCTCAAATACGTGACGCTAAAAGCGGTAACTGGTGGGAACACTACGGTCATCGGGCACTAGCTAATAATAGTGCTTGCTACGAAGTAAAACCGGATATGGAGACTTTCCTAAATGAATGGACCGCCCTTGTCAAAAGTAAATCGGGAGAGAGAGGCATATTTTCGCGCGTTGCAGCTCAAGCAAAAGCGAGAGAGAATGGCCGCAGGGAGTCTGATTGGGACTTCGGAACAAACCCTTGCTCAGAAATTATTCTGCGACCAAATCAATTCTGTAACTTATCGGAGGTAGTCGCTCGTGAAAAAGATACGAAAGCTAGCCTCAAGCGCAAAGTACGGTTGGCAACAATTCTTGGCACACTACAAGCAACGCTTACGGACCTTCCCTACTTGCGAGCAGTGTGGAAACGCAATACTGCCGAAGAGTCACTGCTCGGAGTGTCTCTCACCGGAATCCAGGATTGCCCCCTCCTCCATAACCCAGACGCGAAACTCCTGAAGGAAATGAAAGATGTTGCTATCGAAACAAATAAGGAATGGGCTGAGAAATTGGGAATCCCCCAGAGTGCAGCTATCACTTGTATTAAGCCATCCGGTACTGTTTCGCAGCTTGTCAATTCTGCATCAGGTATACACGGGCGTTTTTCTCCGTATTACATTCGTACTGTGCGACAAGATAACAAGGACCCTATCACTGATTTCTTAAAAGATTCAGGGGTTCCAAACGAACCTTGCGCTATGAAACCGAATAGTACTACTATCTTCAGTTTCCCCATTAAGTCTCCAGAAGGAGCCATTCTAGCTAACGAACAACCAGCCCTCGAACAACTTGAGAACTGGAAGAACTTTGCAGTGAACTGGTGTGAACATAAACCATCAGTAACCATTTACGTCAAAGACGAAGAGTGGTTGGAAGTTGGAGCTTGGGTTTATAGTAACTTCGAAATTTGTTCTGGCATTTCATTTCTCCCTTACAGCGATCATACGTATGCACAAGCACCGTATCAAGATTGTTCTGAAGAGGATTATGAAGCAGCCTTTGCAGCTTTCCCCTCCCAAATTAATTTTGGGGACCTCGTTAATTACGAAAAAGAAGATAACACGGAAGGCGCTCAAACACTTGCATGTGTAGCGGGGGCTTGTGAAATTTAAATGATTAAGAAATATCCTTTTAAAATTGAAGAAGAGACTAAACTTCTTTTAGAAAGTAAAGTGATGTCTTATTTAAAAACTACTTGTACCACTGAACTTCATAATATTTCTATCTTAAATGATTTTCCTTTAGTATTATCTCAATTAAAAGAAGTTTTAAAAGAATATACTAAAGGTTTTAATTTCGATTTTCTATTAACGAAATCTTGGGGGATGCTACTTACACCTTCTACGCCGGACACGATATTACATTCTCATGGTTATTGCAATTTTTCTTTTGTATTTTATACTAAGAAAGAAGAAGGTTCAAATATTGTTTTTAAAGATTTAAATCATATTCATTTTGAAGTTCCCGCTGGAGAAGACGAAATTATTGTCTTCCCATCTTACTTACCTCATTACATTAGAGGTAATAATAAAGAGACAAGAATTTCTTTTGCGGGAGATATCCTAGTCACTGCGTTAAAAAAAGAGAATCATTCAGAATTTTTAACGCCAGTTGAAACTTGGATTAAACTTTAATAAATATGAATTCTTACGGGCCGTTTCTAAGTTAAAAATAAGGAGCCGAATAATGTTTAGATTAATAATTATTTGGCTCCTCTCAATTAATTTAGCTTTCGCTCAAAATGAACAGGTTGGAGATTTAAATACTAATACCCAAAATAGTACTGTCAACAGTAATAACCCTAGTACAAGCGAGACTATTAATTACAATGGACAAGGTTCCTCTTCGCAAATACCAGTTAACACTGCGGTATCTCCAAGCTATATGAGTAATGGATCTGATACTTGTCTCATTGGTTCTAGTGGTGGTGTTCAAGTTAATGTACTTGGAATCTCCGGTGGTTTTTATAGGCAAGACCCTGAGTGTAATCGGCGTAGAGACTCTAAGACTCTGAAAGATTTAGGTATGAACATTGCAGCTATTGCGCTTATGTGTGAAGAAAAGGAAGTTTGGCTTTCCATGTTTAAAAGTGGAACACCCTGCCCAATATCTATTAATGGTAAATTAATTGTAGGGAAAGCGGCGTATTACACTATGAAGAAAAATCCGGAAGTATTCATTCCAGATTACGAAGATAATGAGGATTACTACAAATTAACTCTACAATTGGAGAAACCTAATGAAGAAAATTCTGATAGTAACCTTTCTATTTCTGAGCGCTACCGCACAAAGCTTCGCAAGTGAAATTGAAAACTTATTGAATATTAGTAAAACCCTTGCTAACAAGAAAAATCAAGCTCAATATCTTATGGGATACATCGATTACACTGGTCACTCAGGTGAAATCATTGCTAATGATGGGATACTACCCTTATTAATTTCTCCTCAAGAACTTGAAGATTACAACGCTGCTTTAGAATCGGTTAAAAGCGCAGTTATTTATAATACGCAAATGCTTCTCCTAGATGCTCATGTAGATTCTATTGATAATATGCACAATGCTATTGATACTTTTTCGGATGCAGCACAAGAACTTGCAAAGCTTGATGCTGTAGTTTCTATTGCAGAACAAGCTAATACTATAGAACAAAAAGTAGAAGTTCAAAATTTTGTTAAAACAAATGACGTCGAAATTACGCAACAAGAAGTGGATAACTACAATAACTCACTTACGGAAGTTGTATCATACGCTCAACAAGCAGCTGGTTTCTTACAAGCTAGTATGAATACTGATATCACAACAACCGCCGACGCACAATTTGAATCTTTCAATACTAACACAGCTACAGTATCTGCTTCTTACTCTGCAGTAAATGATCAACTCTTGTTAGCTTGGGATAATGGTAGTAATACTCTTTCATTCACAGATTACTTCTCTGCTAATTTTATTAGCCAAAGTGAACTTCTTGGAATGGGACAAAGTATTTATGATGGGCCACAATAATGTCGATTGAAGATACAGAACTAAAAATTGGCGCAGTAAAGCTTAGAGGCGTTTGGATTGCAATTGGTTTATCGATTTTAACTACGATGGGCGGTGGAGTCTGGGCGACAGCTGAATTTTACAATCGGATAACTGCTATGGAAGAAACTGTTGCGAATACTCCGGATACCAATAAGAAATTAACTGAACTCGGAATTAATTTAAAAACTATTATGGATAATCAAAAAGAATTGTTTGATATGAGAGATCGTATTTCGGCGGTTGAAAAATCTTCTGCTGAGAGCGTTATCTTAGTCGAACAATTTAAAGATAAGATTTCTAAACTAGACGCGATAAACCAAGATATAGATGACCTATGGAAAGGTTTAGACGCAGTTAGTAATCCATTAAACTAATAGAGATTACCTTGGGCTGTGGTTAAGTAATAATAGCCCCAACGGAGCAGGCGTCGCGTTACGCCATTCGTTGTGAGTCGGAACACAACCGACCCGACAAGGGTTCCTAGGTATGAATGGAAACTGCCTACATAATTTAAGGAGATAAAAAATGAGTATAACTTATCGCGGTGAAACTTTTAGTGGTTACAACATACCTAAACGTACCCCTAAACACCCAAAGAAAAGTCACGCAGTACTTGCTAAAGAAGGCGATACAGTTAAGCTTATTCGTTTTGGCGCTCAAGGGGTGAAAGGGGAAGGAAAGAATCCTACCTCTAAAAAAGGTAAAGCCCGTAAAGCAGCCTATTACGCTCGTCACAACGCACAAGATTCGAGCCCTAGCAAGTTAAGTGCTCGCTATTGGTCTCATAAAGTTAAATGGTAATATCATGGCAATAATTAAACCCCCTATTACTAATAACGAAATGCAAGACTCTTGGTCGTTCAATACTACTTCACGCTTAGAAGACATTGATGCTATTCTATCTTCTTTCAATCTTGAAACATGGACGATTGAAGAAGATAAGAGTGGAAAAATAATTTTTAATAAAAACGGCGTAACTAAAATGCGTTTAGATAATTCTGGTAATCTTGAGATATCTGGTGTCTTAACTCAATCAGTAACATTCTAGGAGAAGAACTATGACTAAAACAAGAGATATGTCCAATATCCTGAATGGGACTCAAACGTCTGTAAACGCTGATAAACTTGATGGGCAAGATTCTAATTTTTATCTTGATCACAATAATTTTGTCAATGCACCAGAGGCGGGAATTGATCTTACAGCACTTTCAGTTTCTATTGCTGCTGGCGCTGATACTTCTACTTTAGCTTATAATAACCTTACAGGTGTATTTACTTTTACACCCCAAACAGTTACTGGGCAAACTCTTACTGAACTCAAGAATGATGCAGAAACAGCGGCAACAAATGCGGCAGGTTCTGCTACAGCGGCTAACTTAAGCTTTTTAGATTCTGAAGAACAAGCAGAACTTGCTAAAGACTGGGCAATCAAAGAGAATGTCCCAGTTGAGAACCAAGATTATTCTGCAAAGTACAATGCGGATCTTGCTGCTTCAAGCGCAACTGCCGCTGCTAGTTCAGCTTCTAGTGCAGCCACCTCAGCTAATAATGCTAACACTTCAGCCTCAGAAGCTTCTGACGATGCTACTACTGCAAGTGAAGCGATTGTTACTGTTCAGGCTGCAGAAGCAAACACGTTAGCTTACAAAAATACTGCTCAAACAGCAGCTACTAATGCATCTACAAGCGAATCTAATGCTTCAACTTCAGCTTCAAATGCTGCTTCCAGCGCTTCCGATGCGGCTACACAGGCTTCTGCGGCAGCTACAAGCGCAGCAAATGCTTCTGACTCAGAGTCTAACGCACTTATTTCAAAAAATAGTGCGGCTACTAGTGCAAGCAGTGCAGCTACTTCAGCTTCCAATGCTAGTACAAGTGCTTCTCAAGCATCTGCAAGTGCTACTGCAGCTTCTAATAGCGCTTCAGCTGCCTCTACTAGCGAAAGTAATGCTGATACAAGCGAGACTAATTCAGCTAGCAATGCGGCGGCTGCTTTAATAAGCGAGAATAATGCTTTAACTTCAGCAAACAATGCAGCTACTTCTGAAAGCAATGCGGCTAACTCAGCTTCTAATGCTAGCACGAGTGCCTCTCAAGCATCTGCGAGTGCTACTTCAGCATCCAACAGTGCTTCGGCTGCTTCTACTAGCGAAAGTAATGCAGCCACTTCAGAAAGCAACGCAGCTACTTCAGCAAGTAATGCCTCTACTTCAGCGAGTAATGCGTTGGCATCAGCTAACGCTGCAGCTACTAGTGAAAGTAATGCTGATACGAGCGAAACTAATGCGGCCTCCAGTGCGGCGGCTGCTTTAGTAAGTGCAAATAATGCGTCTACCTCAGAAGGTAACGCTGCTGCTTCTGAAAGTAATGCTAACACTTATGCGAATAATGCATTTACAAGTGCTTCTAATGCATCTATTAGTGAGTCTAATGCATCGACAAGTGCGTCTAATGCAGCTACTTCAGAAAGCAATGCATCTACTTCAGCGAGTAATGCGGCTACCTCAGAAAGTAACGCATCGACAAGTGCAAGTGCAGCAGCTACTAGCGAAGCAAATGCTGCGGCTTCTTACGATAATTTCGATGATCGTTACCTTGGTGCGAAAGCCTCGGCCCCCTCTGTAGATAACGATGGGGATGCATTAGTTACGGGTGCGTTATACTTTGATACGACCGATGGTTCTATGAAAGTATATAATGGATCTACTTGGCTCGACGCTTACGCTTCTCTTAGCGGCGCGCTTATTGCTACGAATAATCTTGCAGATCTTTCGAATATTTCTACTGCTAGGGATAATCTTGAATTAGGTTCGACGGACAACGTAACTTTTAATAAAGCTACTATTACGAATTCAATTCAGCTTGGTACGGGTGTAGGTCATCCTGCATATAGCCAAGGTCTTGTGTGGTATGATAACATCCATAAAACACTTAATTACTACAGTGACGATCCAAACGTAATTCACGAAATTGGTATTGAAGAACATCAACGAGTTTATAACAGTACAGGTTCGACAATCTTAAAAGGTCAACCATTATATTTTAGTGGTAATTATACTGGAAATGGATTAGACGTACCTACAGTTGGTTTAGCTGACGCTACAGATGTTAATGCTTACAACGCGCAAGGACTAGCTGCTAGTGATATTTCAAATGACTCTTATGGTTACTGTATTATTGCAGGCCAGATTGATGGCTTAGATACATCAGGGCTTAGTGATGGGACAAACTTTTTTGTTGGCCTCACTCCTGGGGCAGTTCAAAATGCTTCCCCAACTTACCCTAATTACCCTATGTGTCTTGGTTGGGTTGTTAACTCAGATGCTACTGATGGTGTCCTTTTAGTTAATCAACAAAACCATTCAGTAAATTCTTTCCGAGTACGGGCTGACGCACACATTGGTGCAGATCTTCAAGTTGATGGTAACTTAACAGTTCTTGGAACTACCACCTCAGTATCTACTGCGGATGTTACAGCGGGTTCTCCGATGTTCCGCCTTAATGAAGGTAACGCTATCGGGGAAGCTGGTACAACCTTTACGGGTACTGGTCTTGATGATGCTTTCTTTGCAGGTCACTTTACAGGAACTACTGCTACAACTTATTACGTTAAGATTGATGGCGTAGGTACAGGTACTGGCGGTGTAGATACGTTCGCAGTTTCTACAGATAACTTTGTTACAACTTTTTCTTCAGCTAACGATATTACAGGTGACGCTCAATTAATTCATTCAGCAGATAATATTTCAGTTGAATTCGGCTCTACTACTGGTCACACACTTAATGACCTTTGGTCTGGTACTGCCAGTCCTATTAATGTCGATACTGGTTATTGGAGCAACCGTAATACGGGAGCCTCAGGCGTCGGTTATACACATATAGGTATTTGGTTTGACGTTACTGATGGTAAATGGAAATTAGTTGATGAGTACGATCCAGTACCAGATGGTACTATTGACGCTGCTCATGCTTCTTATAATACAGCTACCTTAGTTGCAAACTTAGAAGGCACTGTTGATGGTCGTAATATTACTACTGATGGTAATAAACTAGACAACATTGAAAATAACGCAGATGTAACTGACTCAGCAAATGTTGGAACGGCCCTCACAGGGTTCTCTACTGGAACTGATGCAGCATCTACTGATTTAATTCCTTACTACGATGTCTCAGCTGGGGCATGGGAAAAAGGAACAATTTCCAATGTAGCCCTTCAAGGACCGACAGGACCTACAGGTCCAACAGGACCCCAAGGTATTCAAGGCATCCAAGGTGATACAGGTCCAACAGGACCTACCGGACCTACCGGACTTACAGGTAACACTGGGCCTACAGGACCTACTGGTTCACCTGGGGCTATTGGTCCTATCGGGCCTACTGGTCCTACAGGTTCTACGGGGCCTGCAGGGGCTGACGGAGACGATGGTGCTATTGGCCCACCAGGACCTACTGGTCCAACTGGTGCAGCTGGTCCTACAGGCCTTACTGGTGATACTGGTGCAACTGGCCCTACTGGTCCAATCGGACCGACAGGACCTACTGGGCCTACTGGCGCTACAGGACCTGCAGGGGCTGATGGAGATGATGGTGCAACTGGTCCTACTGGACCTACTGGACCTGCAGGCGCTGACGGAGTCGATGGTTCCCCAGGACCTACAGGACCTACTGGGCCAACGGGTCCTACAGGGCCTACGGGACCTGCTGGACCTGCTGGACCCCCAGGGCCTACTGGTGCTGCGGGACCTACTGGTGCTACCGGCCCTACCGGCCCTACAGGACCTACTGGGCCTGTTGACTATAGTACAATTAATGCTCCTTGGACCTTATCGGGTGGAGGTTCAGTTTCTTGGTCTGGGGCTAACTTAACTTGGACACAAAGAATTATTGCAATTCCTGTTAATAAGTCTTTAGGTTCTGCTGGTTATTTTGATATTGGTCCAGCATCAAATTTTAATATTCCTGCATGGAACGCTTTGTTTTATGTACCGCCAAGTGGTGTAAGTAACGGGTATAACGCTGGATATATGGTTTTAAAGGCCTATACAGATAATCAAGTTATTGGAGCTAATTGGATTTTTATTGCGTCTCATAATGGGGACACAGCTACTCTACATTTTGCACCTGGCTTTACAAACATTCCAGCTGGTGGTACTTATAATTCTGGTGGTGATACTCGTTCTTGGACAATTGGAACAAACTCAAATGCTCAAGTAAATTCACTTGGGGTTGGAACTACTCCTAGTGGTACTGCGGGTGAAATTAGAGCAACAAATAATATTACGGCTTACTACTCGGATGATCGATTAAAAACTCGTTTTGGAAATATCGATTCTCCCTTAGATAAAGTATCTAAGTTAAATGGTTTTTATTATGAAGCCAATGATGTAGCGGTATCATTAGGATATAAGAAAGAAAAAGAAGTTGGTGTTTCTGCACAAGAAGTCCAAGCTATTCTTCCTGAA